CCGGGGCACCGCCATGTCGTAGCAGCTGGAATCCTGCCACAGTTCCAAGGTCGATCACACGCCGACACGCCGGCCCGCAGGACCGGCCACGAGAGGGCCTGTGTGCCCTCCTGCCGCCCCAACACCCCAGTCCTGGTACGGCACTACCCCCAGATGGCGGCGGTCTGCGGCGTCCTGGTGGCGGCGGCGGTGTGGGCCGGTTGGGGCGAGCTGGCGTGCCTGCGCACAAGCGCACAAGGTGTGTAAATGAGATGCAAGTCACATCGACTTTCCGTTTGTGCGGGTCGGGAGCAGGACCGAATAGTAAGTGTAACGCTGCGAAACAGCAGACCAGCTCACCAGCTCAGAGGCCCCCGGAGGGGGCCGGTGGGAGGGTGTGAAGGGGTCTAGCTGCTCAGATCGTTACAGCTAACAGGCTTGCCCTGGGTTCACGGGTCGCAGTCAGCGACCCACTGGTGTTTCACCGACACGTGACCGGGGCGGAACTTCCAAGCATGGGCGGGTTGTCCAAGGTGCCTCAATGGGTGAACAGCACTCGACGTGACCAACTCCCCCCTGACTGGGATAAGCGCCGCAGGCGCATCGGTAGGCGTGACGCCTGGCAGTGTCAAGTGATGCTCGACACCGGGCTGCTGTGTTTGCAGCCGGCCAACGAGGTCGACCACATTGTGCCGGGCAACGATCACTCCGATGCCAACCTGCGGTGCATCTGCCGCTGGCACCATCAACGCAAATCCTCCTCGGAGGGTGGGCGTGCCCGTGCCGCGCAGAAGCGGAGCAGCGCATCCAAGCTGCGACGCCGACAGGAAGCCCATCCGGGCCTCCTGTGACATGACTGGCGGTGGTGCTACCTGCCGCCACCCCCCACGTTGAAGCGCCGGCTGGTCCCTCTCGCCGCCGTTGAGCTCCGTGGGGGGCTACTCCGTACACCGACAGGAGGTGAACCGTGGGCGCACGAGGCCCCGTCCCCAACAGGTCCGAGGATCTGGCACGCCCACGGTCCCGCCGTGGCGGCGACCAGCAGGATGTGACGCGGGGCGTTCTGCGCCCGGTCGTCATTCCCGAGCCGGACGAGAACTGGCATCCGATTGCCCGCATGCTGTGGGATTCGCTGGCCGCGTCGGGCCAATCCGACTTCTACCAGCAGTCGGATTGGGCGATGGCCTACTCCCTGTGCGAGGACTTGTCCCGCTACAAGGAGCCCCTGGTAAACCGGGACGGCGAGGAGTACTTCAAGCGCAGCGGGCAGATGCTTCAGACCATCTACTCCGCGATGCAGGATCTGCTGGTCACGGAGGGAACCCGCCGCCGTGTGCGGCTGGAGCTGACCGCCCCAGAGCCGGAGAAGGATCCGGCGAGCGTGGCGGTGATGGACGACTACCGCAACGGGCTTGGCCTGGTGCCGGCCGACGACGAAGACAGTGGGCAGTAGGGCAGGCAGCCCCAGCCTGGACGTGTCGGGCATGACGCCCGAAGACATTGAGGCCCTGGAGCATCACTATCTGGGGCCGACATGGAAGCGCGACCCCGACACCGGGGGCTGGCTGCTGCCCGAGAAGACGCTGGGCTGGCAGGTTGCGGCCTGGTGCGCCGAATACATGCTCGCGGAGGATGGCGGGCCGTGGCGGTTCACGCTGGAGCAGCTGCGTTTTGTGCTGTGGTGGTACGCGGTCGACGAGACGGGCCGGTTCACGTACCGCAAGGGCGTGCTTCAGCGCATGAAAGGCTGGGGCAAGGATCCGCTGCTGGCCGTGCTGTGCCTGGTGGAGCTGGTGGGTCCGTCCCGCTTCGACCATTGGGACGAGCAGGGTAATCCTGTGGGCGTCCGCCACCCGCAGGCTTGGGTGCAGGTTACCGCCGTCAACCAGGCGCAGACCACGAACACGATGGCCCTCATTCCGGGCCTGATTTCCCCCAAGATGAAGGCCGTCTACGACATCAAGGACGGCGCCGAGCTGATTCGCGCGATGGGCGGCACTGTTCGCCTGGTCGCGGTCACCTCGTCGTACCGCGCCTTGGAGGGTGGCCGCACCACGTTCACGCTGTTGAACGAAACCCACCACTGGGTGTCGGGCAACAACGGCCACAAGATGTACGAGACGATCGACGGCAACGCCACCAAGAAGGATTCCCGCTACCTCGCCATCACCAACGCCTTCCTGCCTGGTGAGGATTCGGTGGCGGAACGGATGCGCGAGGCTTGGGAGAAGATTCGTGAAGGCCGCGCCGCCGATGTGGGCTTCCTGTACGACAGTGTTGAGGCGCACGAGCTAACGCCGCTCACGCCGGAGGCGCTGCGCATTGTGCTGCCGAAGATTCGCGGCGACGCGGTGTGGCTGAATGTTGAGGCCATCATCCAGTCGGTGCTGGACACCACCATCCCCGCGTCGCGGTCCCGCCGCATGTGGCTGAATCAGGTGGTGGCCGAGGAAGACGCCATGTACGGCCCTTCCGACTGGAAGGCCCTGGAGGACGAGGCCGCCGTGCTGCGGCCGGGCGACAAGATCACGCTCGGCTTCGACGGTGGCAAGACGGACGACGCCACCGCCCTGGTGGCGCTGCGCGTGTCCGACCAGTGCGGCTTTGTGCTGCTGGTGGAGGAGCGTCCCGATGGGCCGGCCGGCGACGGCTGGCAGGTTGACCGCGAGAAGGTCGATTCGGCCGTGCATGAGGCGTTCCGGCTGTTCGAGGTGCAGGGCTTCTACGCCGACGTTGCGCTGTGGGAGTCCTACATCGACGAGTGGGCCGAGCTTTACGGGGAACGCCTGGTGACGAAGGCCGGCCAGCAGCATGCTGTTGCGTGGGACATGCGTGGATCGCTTCAGCGGTCGACCCGTGCCCACGAGCGACTGATGACGGCCATCTTCGACGGCAAGATCAAGCACGACGGCGATCCCGCGCTTCGGCGCCACGTGATGAACGTGCGTCGCCGCGAGAACAACTATGGCGTCTCGTTCGGCAAAGAGTCGCGCGAGTCGCCCCGCAAGGTCGACTTGTATGCGGCGCTCATGCTGGCCTACGAGGCGTTCCACGATCTGCGAACCAAGGCCAAGCGGCGCAAGGAGCGCACAGGCAACGGGTTCTTCTTCTGACGGGAGTGTGCTAGTTAGTGGCTACGCCAATCGAATACGCGCGCCGCGCGCTCGAAGTGCTAGTGCATGACCGCGAGGAGCGCCTGCTGCGCATCGACGAGTACCTGCGCGGCGAGCAGGACCAGCCGTACATGCCGGAGTCCGCCGACCACGAGTACAAGATGCTCGCTGAGCGGTCCATCACCAACGTGATGGGCTTCATCGTGGGCACGCCGGCACAGGCCATGTATGTCGACTCGTTCCGCAAGGGGCGCAGCTCGGATGATGTGGCCGGCCAGTCGGCTTCGACGGCTGCGGTGCAGCCCGAATGGGATCACTGGCAGAAGTCGCGGCTGGATGCACGGCAGGCCGCCGTGTACCGCGCCGCCCTCGGCTTCGGCCACTCGTTTGTGCTGACAGAGAAGATCAGCTCCGGTGTGCGCTCGAAGGGCCTGTCCCCGCTGCGCACCACCGCGCTGTACGAGGATCCGGCCAACGACGACGCCCCTGTGGTGGCGATCCATGTCACCCAGTGGCCGACTGGTTCCGGCGACACGATCCGTCCGGGCCGCGCCCGCATGTGGGATGCCAAGAAGGAGTACGCGGTCACCTTCAAGTCGACCGCCGACCTGTCGAAGGGTGTCACCTGCAACGCCGGCAAGGCGCACGGCGCCGACGAATGCCCGGTCACCCGGTTCGCCGCCGTGATCGACCTGGAGGGCCGCACCTGGGGCGTGGTGGAGCCGATGATTCCGCTCCAGAATCGCATCAACCAGACCGTGTTTGATCTGCTGATTGTGCAGTCGTTCGCCTCGTTCAAGGTGCGGACGATCAGCGGCATGGCGCCGCCCATCAAGCGCAAGGGCCTGGATGCCGAGGGCAACGAGACGACCGACCCGGAGCAGATTGTCGAATGGGTGCCGGTGCTGGATTCGAACGGCAACGTGGTGCCGGAAGACATCAACCTGTCGGCGCGACGGGTGTTCTGGGCTGAGGACGAGGACACCAAGTTCGGCACCCTCGACGAGACGCCGCTGAATGGGTTCATTGAGGCCATCGAGCTGGCGTTCCGCCACATCGCCTCACTGTCGCAGACCCCGCCCCACCACCTGCTCGGCCAGATTGCGAACCTGTCGGCCGAGGCTCTGGTGGCTGCGGAGACTGCGCTTTCCCGCCGTGTCGCAGAGTTCCGTTCCGCATTCGGTGAATCGTGGGAGCGGGTGTTCCGCATCGCCGCCCAGCTGGGTGCCGGTGACGGGGCCGACGACTACGCGGGTGAGGTGGTCTGGCGCGACATGGAGCAGCGTTCGCTCGCTCAGGCCGGCGACGCGCTCGGCAAGCTGGCCGAGTCGCTGGGCATTCCGAAGCGTGGCCTGTGGGCTCGCGTGCCGGGTGTGACCGCGACCGAGCTGGGCACGTGGGAGGCCATGTACGAGGAGGAGTCCCCGGACTTGGCGCTCGCGCGTGCCGCCACCAGGGCGGCGCCGGCAAGGCCGCAGTTCCGCCAGGCGGCTGAGACGGTCGCATGACGACCCCGGCGCGCGTGGCTGAGGCTGATCGCGTCGAGCTGGTCTACTACTGGGCGCTCAACCAGATGGCGAATCGCACCATCGTCGAAGTGCGGGTGCTGTGGGACGAGGAGCCCCCTTCGGGGGCTGCCCGCAGCTACCTGACGGCGATGCTGGGATTGGTGACGCGGCGACGCACACTCGCCACCCGGCTGGCACTCGCCTACTACCGGCTGGTGCGGGCGCTTCGCACCGGGGCCACCGTGCAGGATCCGTCCCGACCGGACGAGCTTGGCACGGTGCGCCTCGACGATCTGCGCGACCAGTTCGAGCAGGTTGTGGATGCGATCGACGCCGAAGTGGTGGGCGGGCTCGACGAGACGCAGCTGCCGGTGTCGGCCCAGCCGGTCGACCCGGAGACTGGCGAGATTGTCGAAGTTGACGAGGATCCACCCGAGCTTGACCCGGTGGACGACGACGACTCGATCCTGCTGGAGGAGCTTCGGGAGCTGGAGGAGGAGCTTCGCCGCCTCGACGAGGAGGCTGAGGCTGAAGCCCAGCGCATTCTGGATGCTCTCGGCCCGACGCTTCTGGAGAAGAAGCTGGAGGCGATCGACGACGAGCAGGCGGCCCGCGACGCGGACGCTGCCCGCCGCGAGGCTGCCGAGCAGGCTGCCCGGCGCTCCGCCGCTGCCGCTGCGCGCATCTCCATGAACGCGGCACGCGGCCTGCCGTACAGCCTGGGCGAATACGACGGGCGTGTGCTCGGTTGGGCGCGCTACTCGCAGACGGGAACACCGTGCGGGTGGTGCGCCATGCTGCTTTCGCGTGGCGCCGTCTACAAGACGCGGGCCAGCGCAGGCGACCGTGCCGACGTGGACAAGTACCACGACAACTGCCGCTGTGTTGCGGTCCCGGTCTTTCTGGAAGACCAGTACGAATCGTCCGACCTGTTCGCCTTGAACAGGCGGTACGCCGAGGAGTGGCCCCGTGTCACCCGAGGCTTTGCCGGCAAGGCTGCGCTCTCTGTGTGGCGCCGCCAGTTCCGGCCACCCCCCACAGCGTGACCCTGGCGGTCACCTTCACGCCCTGGAGGCGCACCCCGATGTTCAACACCCCCAGCGAGCCGTTCAACCTTGATGCCGTGATGGAGCGCAACCGCGCCCTGTACGGCGACCTCCGCATGGAGGCTGAGGGCGAGGACGGCGGCAGCGACGAGCAGCCCCCTGCCGAGACGGTCGACGGCCAGGAGCCGGACCCCACCACGGAGGAGCCCCCTGCCGGCGAGCAGGAGGATGCGGACGGTGACGACAGCACGCTGTCGCACGAGGACGCGCTGAAGGCGCTGGAGAAGGTGCGCAAGTCGGAGGCCAAGTATCGGACCCGACTGCGCGAGGCCGAGCAGAAGCTGGCCGATGCTAAGACGCCGGAGGAGGTGGCTGCCGCGATCGACCAGATCAAGGCGGCTAACGCTTCGGACGCCCGCGACCTGCTGGTGGAGAACATCGCCCTGCGGCACGGCCTGCCCGACGATCTGGGCGCTGCGTTGAAGTCGTTCAACGGCAACACCCGCGAGGAGCTGGAGGCTCACGCCAAGATCCTCGCCAAGTACGCCACCGTATCCAACCCGCCCGCCCCTGACGAACTGGGTGGCGGACTGGATCCGAGCGACGACGGCGACGGCGGCACGTTCGATCCGGCCGAGGCGGCACGCAAGGCGCGCATGCGCCGCTACTGACCCAACCACTTCTAGCGCCCCAACCCGGCATCACGTCGCGGTAGGGGCGCTTTGTCATGCCGAGGAGGCATAGCCACACATGGCTCACACCCCTGTCAAGCCGGAGAAGATCGTCGCCACGGCGGCGGCGGCTCTGGAGCAGCAGCTGATTGTCCCCGCCGTCTTCCGGC